ACGCACGCACGCACGCACGCACGCACGCACGCACGCACGCACGCACGCACGCACGCACGCACGCACGCACGCCACCACTCGTGCACGCACGCACGCACGCACGCACGCACGCACGCACGCACGCACGCACACACGCACACGCACACGCACACGCACGCACACGCACACGCACACGCACGCACACGCACACGCACACACGCACGCACGCACACGCACACACGTGTGCACACGCACACGCACACGCACACGCACACGCACACGCACACGTGTGCACACGCACACGCAAGGACGAAAAGTCCTGGGTTGGACGAAAAGTACTACCTTTGGAACGGCGGTCCGAGGCCGCGGTCCTGACTACCTCGTTCTGACACGCCAAGTACAGTTACCATAACGTACAACTCCTCGGTTTGTACAACGGCCTCGGCCGTCCCGAGGTGAGCGATGTACGCAGCCGCGAAGTGATACGATGCCGCAGGTGAGCAAGAGCAAGAGAGCGCGTCGAGCGGCCGTGCCTCCGGCCGAGCGCGCGCTCCTCGCCGCCCTCTCCGGGCCGGCCCTCTCCGAGCGCCTGCGCGGCCTCTTCGAGGCCGGCTGGTCGCTCTCGTCGCTGGCCGAGGCGCTCCCGACTCCCCGCCCGCGCACGACCGTCCGCTCTTGGATCACCTCGCGTCCTCGTCCGCCGCTCGCCTCGCCGCCGCTGAAAAGAGCACTTCCGCTTCCGCCCGTTCCCTCGCCCTTCTCCGCGCCCGCCGAGCCGGACGCGCGCCCGGTCCGGCGGTTCTCCGCTCCGCGCCGCGGCCGGCGCCTCGGCCTCGACCCGGCGACCTGCAGCGAGATCTCGACCCTCGCGCCGCTCGCGCGGCGGCACCGCTCGCGCACGGGCCCGCTCTCTCCCGCGCGGATCGCGAACGAGTCGCTGACGCGGCTCACGCGCGACCTCTACGGCCGCGGCGCGTCGATCCCGGAGCTCGCCGAGGCGGCGGGCGTCACGTACCGCGCGATGCGCCGCCGCGTCCGAGGCGGCTAGTCGAGTGCGCGTCGTCCACGACCTCTTCCCGGCGCGCGTCCGCGTCGTGCCGCCCGAGCAGGCCCCGGCGGCGCTCGCCGCCGCCGAGCTCAGCACGTTCACCGCGGCCTTCGGCCGCGTCGTCGACCGCACGCGCGTCGTCGTGACCGAGAAGACGGTCATGGTCGCGGCCGACGCCGACGCCGGGCCGGTCTTGGTCTTCCGGGAGAAGTACGACCCGGCGACGCTCGTCTGGAGCAAGCGGCGCTCTCCGAGAGACGTCAACCGCCTCGTGACCCTGACGGGCAAGCTGCTCGTCGTGCAGTTCTCCGACGGCTGCGGCTGCGGCAGCCGCCTCCGCGCCTGGAACCCGTACCGGACCGTGTACTCGAGCGGAGACCCGGTTGAGTAGCCTCGACGTCGCGGTCCTCGTCCTCGCGGCCCTGCGCCTGACGCGGCTCGTGGTGGCCGACGACATCACCGCGCCGCTGCGCGAGCGCCTGTGGCGCCGGTTCCCGCCGGCCACCCGCCTGGGCTACCTCGTCACGTGCGCCTGGTGCTCGAGCTTCTGGGTATCGGTGGTCCTGCTGTCGTCGTATAGTATAGCGCCGACGGCCACCACGTACGTCAGCGCGCCGTTCGCGCTGTCGGCCGCGGTCGGCCTGTTGACCGCACTGGCCCGCGAGTAGGGCGAGTTCCGTCCGAGGACACCGAGGAGAGCAACCGAGTGGCGATTTTCCGGCGCAGCGCACTGGCCTCGCTCGCGGGCGTGACACAGGCCGCCGCTGTCCCGTACTCGACGCCGCGCTCGATGGTCGCGGCGGCCGCGCAGCTCCGCATCAACGACAAGGGAGAGGCAGAGCGCTTCCGGTCGCGCCGCCTCGCGATGTCCAGCGCGTGGCAGGCGGAGGCCTGGGAGTACTACGACGCGATCGGCGAGATCAAGTACGCGTTCAGCCTCGTCGCCTCGGTCATCTCGCGCATCCGCCTCTACGCCGCGGTGATCGACAACCCCGCCGAGTCTCCGTCTCCGGCGCGCGGCTCGACGCTCGTCGACGAGCGCCTCGGAGCCGCCGCCGAGCGCGCGCTCACGCGGCTCGACTCGGCCTACGGCGGGCAGGCCGGCATGCTTCGCGACGCGGCGCTGAACCTCTCGGTCGCCGGCGAGTGCTACCTCGTCCAGCTTCCGATGAAGCCCGGCAGCGGAGTCGCCGAGTCGTGGGACATCCGCTCGATCGACGAGGTCACGCTCGACGCTCGAGGCAGCTACGTCTTGGTGCCGCGCCGCGAGATGGCCGGAGCAGACGCCGCGCGGCGCGGCGCGATCCCGCTCGTGAAGAACGCGTTCGTCGGGCGCATCTGGAGAGCGCACCCGCGCTTCACAGACGAGGCCGACTCGTCTCTGCGCGGCCTGCTCGACATGTGCGCCGAGCTCTTGCTCCTCAACCGCACGTTCCGCGCGACGGCGCGCTCGCGCCTCAACGCGGGCGCGCTGTACCTGCCTGACGGCCTGTCCGTCGCGGCGGCGCCAGACCCGAACTACCCGACGAACGACAGCGAGTACGAGCTCGAGGGAGGCTACACGCCCGAGGAGGCGCAGGACGAGTTCGAGGACCAGCTCATCGACGCGATGACGACGCCGATCCGTGACGAGGACTCGGCGTCTGCGGTCGTCCCGCTGATCATCCGCGGCCCCGCCGAGCTCGGCGACAGGATCAAGCAGTTCAAGTTCGAGCGCTCGTTCGACCCGGCGCTGGCGCAGCGCGCCGACCGCGTGCTCGAGCGCATCTTGCAGGGCCTCGACGTCCCGAAGGACATCGTCACCGGCCTCGCGAACGTCAAGTACTCCAACGCGCTCCAGATCGACGAGTCGCTGTACAAGGCGCACATCGAGCCGCTGATGCTGCTCATCGCGGACGCGCTGACCGTCGTGTACCTGCGGCCGTACCTGCTCGCGAACGGCTTCGACCCGATGCAGGTCGACAAGGTCTGCATCTGGTACGACCCGAGCCAGGTCTCGACGCGCAACGACCGAGCCGCCGACGCGGACTCGGGCTTCGACCGCATGGCGATCTCGTACGACGCCTGGCGCCGTGCGCACGGCTTCTCCGAGGCCGACGCGCCGACCGCGAAGGAGATCGCGCTGCGCATGGTCATGGAGAAAGGCGCGATCTCGCCGGAGCTCACCGAGGGGATGATCGGCGCCGTCGCGCCCGACGTCATGCAGTCGATCCGCCAGGCCAGCCAGGCGAACAGCGTGGCGCCGGTCCCAGACGCGCTGCAGCAGATCCTCCAGGGCGCCCAGCCGGCCGCGGCCCCGGCGGCCGAGGCACCGGCGGCCGAGGCACCGGCGGCCGAGGCACCGGCGGCGGCCGCGACAGAGCCAGAGCCCGAGCCGCTTCCTGACAACCCGTCGCAGCCAGACGAGCCGGAGCCAGCGGTATGAGCGACGTCGACCTCGTCAGCTCGGGAGACGCGAGCGCGCTCGTGAGCGCGGCAAGCCCCTGCTGGGACGGCTACAAGCAGGTCGGCTTCAAGATGAAAGGCGGCAAGCGCGTGCCAAACTGCGTGCCGAAAGACTCGAGCGCGGCGACCGAGCTCGCCGCGTCGCGGCCGGCGCCCAAGAAAGACCGCATCCGCGGGTCGAAGAAGAACCCGAAGGGTTCGGCGTCGGGCGGCAAGAAGATCACGTTCTCGGCGAAGACGACCAAGGCGCTCCAGAACAAGGTCACCGAGCACAACAAGAAGGCGAAGAAGGGCCGCCGCGCGACGCTCGGGCAGCTCAAGGCCGTGTACCGCCGAGGCGCCGGAGCGTTCTCGTCGTCGCACCGGCCGGGCAAGACCCGAGACCAGTGGGCGATGGCGCGCGTCAACGCCTACCTCAAGCTCCTCCGGTCAGGCCGCCCGTCGAACCCGAACTACAAGCAGGACAACGACCTCCTGCCGCGTGCGCACCCGAGGAGCTCGAAGTCGAAGACCGCGTCCGCGCACGGCGGCGGCAACGACGGCTACTACACTCCGGCCGAGCAGGACCTCGCTCGGAAGCTCGTCGAGATCGTCGAGAGGCACGGCAAGTTCGACCTCGAAGAGAACGGCATCTGGGTCGGCTACCAGCCGGCGGCGGAGAACACGGACGCCGAGATCGGCGTCAAGTGCGAGAACTGCATGCTCTACCAGAGCGGCGCGTGCGCGATCCTCAGCTTCGACGTCGAGGCCGGCGCGAAGTGCCGCTTCGCGATCTTCCCAGCCGGCGCCGTCTCGACCTCGAGCAAGATGCGCTCGGACGTCGACGAGATCGCAGAGTTGTTCGCGGACAAAGAGTACGACGAGTCGCAGCTTTTCGTCGAGCTTGGCCGAGAAGAAGACTACGCCAACGACGAGGACGCGATCTTCGCGTTCGCGGAGTTCTCTGGCCTCGGCTACGAGGCGATCCCGGCCTTCCGCGCCGCCTGGCTGCGCGGCGTGCGCGACGGAGAGAACCCGTTCTCTCGTGCGCGCGAGCTTGCGGTACAGTTGTACGACAGCCGTGACGCCGACCTCTTGCCTCTCTCGGAGGGAGAGTAGATGAAGAAGCTCAAGAAGCGAAAGGCCCTGTGGCACCAGCACCGTGACTACCTCCAGGCGGAGGTCTTGCGGCTCGTCAACAAGGCCAACCGCGGAGTCTCACCAGAGCGCCGCGTGACCTACGCGGCCGCGATCGAGGTCGCCAACCGCGCGATCAAGCGCAACGGCAACGTGTTCTCGTCGGCCCGCGCCTTCGGCGCGCTGCGCGCCGTGAGCGCGTTCATCGAGTTCGCGACGCGCGGCAAAGACGTCGTCGACGCGTACAAGCACGCAGACCTGCTGCCTGTCGGCCACCCGAGCTCGACACGCTCGCACTCGATGACCGCGTCGGCGCTGCGCCACGCTCGGGCGCGCTGGTACGCGGCCGACCCGCTCGTCGACGACGAGCTGCGCCCGGTCGTCGCGGCGGCGCACGCGGCCGGGTACCTGACGCCGGAGCGCGGCTACCTCTTCGCGCGGCTCGCCGCCGCGCCGCGCTCGTCACTGCCGCTGTGGCTGGCGCTCGACACCGCCGAGGCGATCGTCGCCGGCGCGCTGAGCCTCATCGGCGGCAACTCGATCGCCGCGCGCCGCGCACGAGCGCAGCTGCAGCGCCGCGACCGCGGCGGGCGCTTCGCGTTCATGGGCGGGGGCTTCTCGTGGGGCATCAAGCTCGGCGACATGTTCCGCTCGCTGACGGGCCGAGTCGTCGGCGCGTCCGGCGACGACGACGTCGAGGTCGAGATCGTCGGAGACCCCGACCTGCCAGACGGCATCTACGCGCTGCCCGCGAAGCGCGGCAGGAGCGTCAAGGCCGTCATCAAGTCGAAGCCAGGCGGGAAGGCGACGAAGACCGCCGTCGACAAAGACGCGGTCGACGCATCGACGCTCGTGCGGAGAGACGCGCCGAGCGGCTGGGCGGAGGTCACGCCCAAAGACAGGCAGAAGCTCCTGCCAGGCGCGGCTCGGCTGTGGCGCTCGAACGACGGCTACTTCGTCGAGTTGACGCCAGACGGCGACAAGGTCCTCCGCCGGATGGACCTCGCGACGAACAAGCCGGGCAACGAGGTCGCGCGCAGCAAGTCGTGGGCCGACGTCTCGAAGAGCGCGCGCGACGACCAAGACGACTACGCGAAGTTCATCGAAGAAGAGGCGGCGAAAGAGCGCGCCGGCGCGGGCGAGGCGGTCGACCTCGACCCGGCGCAGAACATCACGCAGCAGGTCTCAGAGGCCGTGAAAGACGGGAAGAAGGTCCGCTTCAGCTACGGCGGCAAAGAGCGCATCATCACGCCCGAGAAGATCTCGACGGGCGAGAAGTCTGGCAAGCGCAACCTCCTCGGCAAGGACACCGACGGCAACACCAAGTCGTTCACGCTCGACAAGATCGAGGCTCCAGGCGCGCCCGGCGAGCAGCCCGCCGCGCCGCCGGTCGACGTCCCAGACGACGCGGTCCGCTTCGACCCGGACGGAGACCTCGAGGCGCAGCTCCAGCAGGCGATCGACAGCGACGCGCCGATCGCGTTCAAGTACAACGACAAGACGCGCGTCGTGTTCCCCGAGCGAAGCAAGGACGGCAAGCCGTACTACTACACGAACCCGAAGAACGGCAACGTCAACATCGTCGGGAACGAGGCAGGCAGCGAGCAGCAGAAGACGTACACGCTCTCGAAGATGTCGAAGGTCGACGACACGGCGCCCCCGCCGCGGATCGACGAGGGGACACTCGAAGAGCGCCGAGCCTCGAACATCGAGCGGCTGACGGCGACGAAAGACAGGCTCGACAAGGAGCGCAGCGACGTCAGCGAGAAGATCGACGCGATGGAG